CTAAGAAAAATACAGATCTGCCTCATCCTTTCTTCTTTTAATTAAACCATTTAATACTTTCCCTCCTGCGCGGTTCCATTTTTCGAATTCCCGGCGTATTGTTGTATCATGAGGATTATTGTTCACCTTTTTCAATAAAGTTGATTTTCCGAAATTAGTTGCTCCCAGATTATAGGTAAATGAAACCAACGCATCAAACTGATTTTGATTAATTGGTTTCTTCACTAACAAAGCAACTTGATTTTCATATACTTTCAACATTTTGATTAATAAATCAGATGCTTCTTTTTCCGTTAATGATTTATCCGTCATGGTTACTTTAACCTTGATTGGATAATAGGTAGCCCCATAACCAATCGTTGGAATGCCAATCGGATCTAGATAAGGTTTTGAATAAAAACCTTCATATTTCTTAATAAGTTCTAAACCTTTTTTACCTGTATTCATTTTGTTTATTTTTTTTAAATGACTGTCCTGTTCGTGTAATTTTACACGAGCTTTTATTGATTTTAAAATGTTTTTTTTAAATGCTGTTTTAAACTGTCCAGTCGATTGACTTTCGACAATGGTTTTTATCTATAAAGTTGAGTGCTTTAACCAATATTTTACCTCTTTTGGTAAGTGTTCCGAAATATCCATTTTTACCAATAACCAAGGAAATAGTTTCATTGATATTTCCATGTTGATAACCTTTATCGAAAACAAACAACGTGCTGAATAATGATCTGTATTGTGAATTTCCAAAGCGGTCAATTGCTACAGCTTCATTTCTAAAATAGCCGTTTAATCGTTTCCATGAAAATTTTGTTTTAATAAAAATCACATAAATAGAATTAATCGGTTCAACAACGATATACAGCAATTTTGCTAGGATTGATAAAATAAAATTTATCTTTTACATTATCAAATAATGGATGATTAGAGGCTTTTTGTCTGATTATTTCGTTCATATTTTACATTGGTAGTCATTTATGTGGTTATAATTTATTTATTGAATTTATTTTAATAATAGTATTATATCCTGCTGCTATAGGTGAATATGAATAAAACAATGATAGTTTACTCATATTTACATAATTACCAGAAACAATAATACTAGAAGCTGTTGGGCTATATAATGTCCACAAACCGTCTTTTATTAATAAAATAACATCAAAAGAATACATTGCTGCCGAAGAGTTAGTAAACAAAGTGGTATTATTTAATTTCATAACCTCAAAAATAGAATTTCGAGTTCTAAATAATAAACCAGCCTGTACATTAGCAGAACCGAATAAATCAATAGACTCATCGTTAACCCCTAGTGTTGTTACCCCCATAGTATTAGAAGTATTAAGAGATGCTATTTGAATATTTAGATTAATGACACAACCTCTTACATCACCTACTATATCAAATATAGATTTACTTTTAAATTTCTGTTCTATAGCACTTCCGGGGATAGATATTCCTCCGTTAGTAGTAGAAGTAACTCCAGCAGTTTTACTAACCAATTCAAAATTAGTTATAGGTAAATACTCTATATTATTTGTTATTAATAGCTCTGGACTTGTTAAATTAGTTAAACCATTGTGGGTTACTTTGAAGATGTAATAGCCTTCTGGTTTATTTTTGAATACAGATAGGATATTGAGCATATTAGGCATAAATTCTAATACTGTTACTTTTTCTGTTATATCTACTTCGGCTTCACTAATAGGATTATTATTTAAATCCCTTAGACGTTGCATTGTTACTCTTGCAGAAGCATCTGTGTTGTTTACAAATAAATTACTTCCTATTAATGTTATTGATTGTGCATAATCTTTTGTATTATCAATCAATAACGGATTAATTGTCAATATTGTAGATTGACCTAAACTATAAGTTTCTGTACTTTTTCTACTTGCTAATCTGTAAGCATCTTTCTGTGCATCAGTAGATTTTGACATTTCATTTGTCAATGCAGGTAACCCAACTTCATTTATATTCCCATTGACGTCCATGCCTAAAAGCCGGTTATAAGTAGCATCATTATGCTTACTTACCAATCCCGAAAAACGTTGATTTGCATTCGTCCAGTTTACGGCTTGGTTAAAAATGGCTTGAATGTCGGAAATAAGCGCATTCACTCCTGATTTTGCAGGATATTTAACCGAATTAGTTTCGTAAGTATTAGTATTAGTATCAGCTACAAGTCTTAAAACATTATTTCGTCTATCTGCAAATTGAAATCCTATAATTTGACCATCAGGCTGTGTCCCTAAGAAACCCATCTGAACAGAAGATGCAGCAACAACATTTTTACCTGTAGATGAAACCCAATAATAATTTTGGTACGCACCTATAGAAAAATCGCTTGATGATGTTGTTTCTTTAATTTCATTTGGATCATTATATCTAAATAATAAACCTTCTTTCAAAAGTCCAACATCAAAATTTTGAGTTTCTCCATTTTTAAAGGAAACTGTTCTTTCAGTTATGCTTCCTTTATTTAAAACATCATCTAAACCAATATTTACGTTTTTATTTTCATCAGGTTCAATTTCATTTACTGTATCTACTTTACCAAAGTCATTGGCATTTCGTTTTGCAGACTTACCCTCATCGTTAATCACAACGACATAAGGATGACTATTTTCAGTAGCGTTTTCCGTTGGTATTTCCACATAATCCAAATCATCGACACCTAATTTTTGTTGCCAACTCAATACATTTTCGTTTGATAATGAAGTTGCATCATTCGTTGCATAGTGCTCATGATAGTGTACGAGTGGTGCTTTCCCATCTACCGCTTCTCCAAGTCCATCGATTGTGTTGATTGGTAGCTTTTCTCCTTTGTGCCAATAACTATCCATCCATGCCCAAAACTGACCTTGAGTCGGTTTTAACTTACTGCTGAACCAGTTTTTTAATGTGCTCTTCTCCGTGTAAATCTGTTCTTTATTTTCTAATGCCATAATCTTATCCTTAATATATTATTTTGCGAATAACCTATTATTAATAACTTCATTATTTGATTATTTTTTATTTGTTCTCATCTGTTAGTAGTTTTTTTCTTAACTGAATTTAAATGCTTTAATTATTTGCCCCTGTATTGTGTAGTTTCTTGAAAAGCTAGGCATTTCCAAGAAAATGGAATAACCTGAATTATTAGATAGCGTCGCTTGTTGAGTAACATTATCTACAATAGTCCTAAATAAATTACCCGTTTTAATAAAAATAACTGAATAACTAAAAGGACCAAAATCTTCTCTTACTCTTTGACTATTATTAGTATAACCTACTCCCTGTACGCTATATAAATAAGCTTGAGTAAATAATAAATTTTTATTTACCAAACTATTAGGTGTATTGGAATACCCAATACCTATATTCATTCGAGTTGATGAATTAGTTGTTTGTCCATTTGAAGGGTTTAGAGGTAAATTAATTCTCATTTCAAGATAAAAATCTTCACCTTGAGCAAATATTTCAGAACTTTTAAAAGATAGTATAGGTACAGTACCATTGGTTGAAACTAAAGGACTTAATACGAATGATGATCCAATTGCGCTACTATCAGGAGATATTGCTCCATTCTCTTTTTCTACCTTTTCCCATACTATACTATTTGTATTAATATCTTCTACTTGTTCAACTATTTTTAAAGTTAAATCAGTTGTATAAACTTTAGAGCCGGATGTTAGTCTAATTTTGTAATCCCCTAGAGGAAAATTGTAAAAATTATAATAAAAAGTTAAATCAATTCCGTTTCCTAAATCGATTATTTGATTATCAGGAATAGTAACTACTAACGAGTTATCAGAACTTTTTAAAATTTCTATTTTTCTAGAAAGAGGCGACAGATTGACATTTGCCCCTCTTAATAAAATATATTCAACTGAATTAAATCTATTTTGAATTAGAGGGGGAGAAATTCTATTTACAGACATCGCACCGCTACTTCCTTGACCACCATTTAATAGCTGAGAAATACGTAATCCTTGATCAGCAGAAACATTTTTCAAACCACTTTCCAATGCATTACCAATTGCAGTTGCTTTCGCTAAATTTCCGTTGCTATCTAAGACCGGAAAAATATTGTACATTACATCTGAACTTTTATCAACTAATCCTGAATAAAGCACATTAGAATTAGAGCAAGCCAAAGGCATGGCAAATTCGACACTTGCAGTTCCTGTATGTTTCCGGTTTTCTGTAACTTCTAAATCCGCGTTTGCAAAATTTTTACCTAAATCGCCCGCGGGTAGTTTTGCCGAATAACCGTCTTCGTCTATTCCGATTAAAAAAGGATACTCTTCCTCCGTCCCTTCAGAAGTGGGTTCATTTAATTTCGTTTGGTTCGATGCATACATCGCCTCATTAAACTGCGATTGTTTAGAAGTGTGATTTAAACCAAAATCGGTATATTCTCCTGTTAAAGAAATCGCCCGATCGTCAAATTGCAAGTTATCTACATCCAACTTCTTTTTCCATTGTGTTATGTTTTCTGCTGATAATGATGTCGCATCATTGGTTGCATATTGCTCATGATAGTGCACGAGCGGAGCTTTCCCATCCACTACTTCTCCAAGTCCATCGATTGTATGGATCGGTAGCTTTTCCCCTTTGTGCCAATAACTGTCCATCCATGCCCAAAACTGACCTTGAGTCGGTTTTAACTTACTGCTGAACCAGTTTTTTAACGTACTCTTCTCCGTGTAAATCTGTTCTTTATTTTCTAATGCCATAATCTTATCCTTTGTACATTATTTTTGCTAAAACATAAAATGGCGGTCTATTTTCGTGCGCTTGATTTCCTCCAATTTCATTCATGGAAACACTAAATGTTCCTCCTCCTGAACTTGTCGTTTCAGTATTTTGATTAGTAGTCAATGGATTACCATCAGATCTTGTTTGATAACCTCTACCTGTTATACCCATTTGATAACTATGCGAGTGATCTGGAATAGACACAGAACCAGTAGGTATATGTTTCGGCATTTGATTAACATTCAAAGCAACTTCTTTTGTACCTCCGGTTTTTCCGATTGCATTATACTCTGTATTACGGTTATCATAACCAACAATAAACATTCCTCGCAAATCCGGTGTACCATTTGTTCCGTCACATACAACCCAGCCAAAAGGAATTTGATTGATGTCACCATAATAATCCTGAATAAATCCCGGATGTACCAAACGATTTCCAATCTCTTTCAAAGAAAATGGACGATGAAAATCCGACCATTTATAATTTTCATTTGCGGCACTTTCTCCAAATGTTGCATAACGTGTGCGGTAAACAGGTTTTTCTTTAGTTTCTTCATAGAAAAGTCTGTTTTTAACATCTTCTCCAATAATAACAAATTGTGTAGGAGTTCCTCCACGAAACTCGATAACCTCTCCATTTATGTAAACTATACCGTTAGATATTTGGTTTCCTATTTGGTCACAACCACTAATAATTGCTAAAGGAGCTATAATATTTCCTAAGGAATTGAAAATATTGTAAGCTGTTTGCATCGCATCTAATGTATCTGTTTCTAGAGGAAATCCTCCTGTTTGTTGAAAATCTATTTTATTCATATTCTTTGAATATTGTCTGTTAATTGAAATCTTTTAGGAAGATTAATAATATTATATCTCGTTCCTGCTAATTTGTAAAAGTTAATTTGTGCATTCAAATCATCTTCATTTGCTTCCACCTTATTCATATCTACGGTAAAATCAGAACCTGTATCCGCAAAATCATTACTTGATCTTATATAAATAATACCTAAGTTTATTGGCTTTCTTTCTCCATGAGTATAGATATACTCTCTAGAATATTTTTCACCTTCTATAATTTTTATTTTTCTCTCTGTATAATCATAAATATCATTTAACCTTTTTTCGAAGTAACATTTTTGCCAATTATGATCTAATCTTTTATGATCTTCTGTTCTATATTTATTAAAATCATCATATAGCTTAGACAAAGGATTTATTGCTGCCCTTAAGAAACCAATAAAACGAGGTTTTCTAAGAAAAGTAGGCAACAATAGCACAACCAATTTATTGAAATCTATATTATACCGCATATTTAATAATTGATTTATAATCGATTGACTCTTCTGATTTATCGAATGTTATTTTGAAATATCCACTTGCAGGTGTCTTTCTTACTTTAAAGTTTATAAGTCCTCCGTATGAACGAGTATTTGCATCAATCCAAGAACTATTAGCAGCCTCTATATCAACTAATTTTACTCCATCTATTTTTTCTAACTTATTCGATAAGTCCTGAAGTCTTAGCTCACCATCAAAAGGAAGTTCTCTCATAAATTCTTTTAGAGCTTCGTTTACTGGATACTCTCCTTCAAATCCTCCTTGACTATCTAATACAAGAGGATCTCTATAGATTGTAATGATCAATTGTAATAAATCTGGTAAAGAATTCACAATACGATAAGGAACTCCAACTCCTTTTACTTCTTTAGTATAAGCTTCGACTGCTTTTATAACATCTTGATCTGTAATTGGAGACAACTCTTTCTCTTCATCTTCTGTAGCAATTTTTATCAGAACCTCCTTTTGACTGTTACTTTCGCTTACGGCACAGTATTTAATAATTTTAGATCGTTCAATCTCATCTTCTGTTAATCCTGTGTTATCATAAATATCTGTTTCAGGTTTTAGATAAATATCTTTCCCTATGGCTTTTCCATATTGAAAATTGAGATACAATTGCCTAATCCACTCCAAACGATGGGTTTTTTGTGTTTTAATTTTTTCATCAATTTCTTTCCGGTGTGTGGTAAACAACTGAGCCAAAATATCAAGGCAATACGCCATTACATAGAACATTTGCCCCCACACAGAAGTTTTTGAATTACTGGTTAATCCACTTAAAGAATCATTGTTTTCTTTCGCGGCAATCATATCATTTTTATAGCTTTCTACACTCATAATTTATTGTATTTCAAAGTCAATTTGTATTGCCCAATAATCAATTCCGGATGGCAATTCAATTATTTCAAACGTTTCTAACTGTATAGCTGTTGCTGGTTTTAAATTTCTTAGCTGATAATGCTCTACAGTTAACCGTTCTCCAAAATCCATCCCATTTGGAATTTCCAGTATCTGCCCTGCAACAACATCATCTGTTACAGATAGACCATTAGCTTCCGCTAACTGAAACCCTCCTTTTGCAGTGCCAAACAAATAGATAGAAATATCCAATAGGGTCTGGTTATGTAAGACTTTTATTTGCATTTTTTGTTAATCTTTCTAGTTCTATCACTCTTTTACGTAATTCGGTATTTTCCGTTTGCAGCATTTTAATTTTTCGATTTTGTATGTTCACCTCTTCTCTTAATACTTTTTCTTTTGAATTCATCAATGCTTCATAATCTTGGTATTTTTTCTCATAACGATTGCGCAAATCATCAAGCATTTCCTTGTAATAATTAGACATTCTTATTTCGTTGTCTATTTCTGTCGTCTGAGCTTCAGCATTGGTTTTTCTGCGTCCGAAAAGCCATCCGAAAAATGCACTTCCTCCTACACTTATGAGTCCTGTTATTGCTATGAGTATTTCGTTCATCTAAATTGTTATTTTTGTTTTTTCAATACCTTCTGACATATCAATTGTAGGATTGATGTAATTATCATACTCGAGTTGAATACTGAGTTCCCGTGCAAATTGATATTCAGAAGCTGTCGTTTTTATATAATTTATAGCACCAAACCCCAGTAAAGGGAATTCTTTGAATTCTCCTTTTTGGGCAATAAAAATATCACCAATGTGCTGCTGGTCACTTTCTCCAATCTCAAAATCCCCTTGCTTATTAATGATCAGGTCGTTTTGTTCGTCTCTTAAAAAATCTCTCATTATTCTATTTTCCCAGTTCCTGTAAATGGTCCTTGATTAGAAGTTCCTGCAATTTGAATTGTTGCAGATAATAAATATGCTTCAATTGCATTGACTAATTTCTGAGCATAAATTTCCTTGCTCATTTCATAATTATCAGACCTTATCATTTCATCTTGAATAGAAATGAGGTTCTGTTTCAGTTGTTCTTTGTTTAACGCCATATGATCAGAATAAAAGTTGATTCGTTTTTTGATTTAAATCTTTAAATAGTTGCGTATTCATCTCTGTAAATTTTCCTACTCCAGCTGGCGTCTGAATAATTGCATTTTCAAGTGTTTGGAAAAGACCATTTAGAATTTCTTTAAGATTAGCGTCTTTATTTAATAGTCTAAATTTTCCATCTTTCATTTCAAATTCTTGCTCATCCATTTTAATCACAACTCTTTCTATTTCAGCATATTTAATCACAAATAAATCATCTGTATCATTTAATCTTCCATAGATAATTTGAGAGCCTATTTTGGGATAAATCGTAAATTTAGACCCAAGTACATCATCAATCGAATTGAGCTTTATATCATCTATTCCATCTGAAGTTTCACAAGTATATTCATCAACAGCGACAACAGTTTCCATCATTAATGGAAATCTTCGAACTCCCTTTTTGTTCGTTAGTTTTACTGCCTGTTCAAATAATTCTCCTAATTCCATTATAGTCTATAACTAATTTTTACGTTCCGTTTTATTCCATCTGAAGCATTGACATTCACTGTTACTCCTTCCACAAAATATCGTCCATCCTGATGTTTATCCGGATAAAATGGACGTACAATATCCACTGCATCTCCCGGTTGGATAATAGGATAACACCAAGTATTGATAGAACCTTCAAGTCTATTTGTTACTCTGCCTTTGTGTAATTTTTTTGCCATATCTTGCAAAGTAGCCCCATCAATACCAGGAGGCATTTCCACCACTTCTTCAATTTCTCCTTTTTCTCCAGCAGATTTTTCTAATGTTTTTCCATTATTTTGTTTAGACTTTACAGTTAAAAATAATTTTGTATCATTTTTATCATTTACAAATTTAATATCAGAACCTCTGCGAATATTTTGTGAAAAATTAAGTTCATGTATTTCCAACTCACGTTCAAAAAAATCGGCTGTCATTCCAACATTTAAGATTATCCTCTCTTTATTTTTTTTATCAGTAGAAAACCAAGAACGGAGAAAAATTTTCTCCTTTAGTTGCTGCAGGATTTCATAAGGAGTAGCATCTTCTATTTTCCATTTTCCTACTTCATAATCAGCATCATATTCTACAGCATATTTACGATCATCAGGCAATACTGCTTCTAAAATTTCTTTTACTTTTCCGTCTTTAAAATAACCTGAAAATCGTTTTGATTTCTTTAATTGATACATTTCATCTTCACACTCTATCACCAAAGGAATATCTGCTCCTATTTTTGTAATGTACCCTTCAAACTCTGTATTATATTCACCATCATAGCCAAACTCTATTCTAATTTTGTCTCCTTTTTGAATAAAATCTAAAATTGATCGACGTTCAATATTTACTACTTTATTTTGCTGTTTATCCGATTCGTCTAATGCATTTCTAAACTCGCGAGGTAATTCAACTTTCGCTGTACTTGTTAAATTTTGAACATTTTTTTCGATTTGAATAGATGTGCATCTCGAAAAAAACAATGATTGCTTTTCCCCTGTAATAAATATTCGGATATTAATCGTATGAAATAGATAATTTATTCCTTTTGCTCTCATAAATTTAATTTTCTCCTGCAGAACTAATTCGATTTAGGCTTACTCAATGTAAAGTCCACAGATTTAATACTACTTGCACGAATACTGATCTGAATTGTATCTTGAAACCCTTCTATAGGAGAAAAATCAATTGATTTGAAATAAATACTATCTATTCCTTTTTCCTGAAATTGAATTCCTTCTACTTCTATAATTCCATTATAGTCCCATATTTCTCTTAATCTTTCTATTTCTTCTGTTGGATAAATTCGGTTATCCAAATCGATTAATAATCCTTTCATGTCTATGTCCCATGGTTTTGTTCCCCATCGTTCAATTACAATTGGATCATCATCATTCACTTCCGTTTCAATTAAAGATTTTTCCTGAGAAAAAGTCATCATTAACGGAGGCGCAAAAACACTACCTCTCGCACTATCTAATACTGCCGAAAACTCCAAAGGTGTTTTTTGTGGAGCTGTTAACTTAACATATTCTACATTCGTATTAGTTGAAGGATAGTACTCAAATCCTACTATTTTACTTGCTATTTTTTCTCCAAAAACCCTAGATGCTACTTTAGAAGCGGTGTCCAATCCGAAAGCGGCAGCAAAACGAGCAGTCAAATCAATTGTTATATTTTGAGGAGTTGTGATGGTTTCATTTAAAATTTTTACATTTTTGTTATAGGCCATTTTCTGCTTTTTTAGGGGTTATAATTCCTTTTTCCATCAACCATTTTACTTGAGCCCATTTAAGGGCCCATGTATCATCATCCAATTGTTCAGGAAATGGTATGTGTAGAAAATGACTAATAAAAGCATTAATTTTAAAAATCTGATCATATTCATCATCGTCTATCAAACCTGTACAATCGGTTAGTACTTTTCCACTTTTGCAGCAGCCATAGGAATTGTTTCTGCAATACCAGCCACACAAGAATTAAACAAAGCGTCACTTCCTAACACCTCATCCCGGTCTGTTAGTAAACAACCATTCACTAAAACTTCCTGAGCTTTTTTAGGATTAACATTCGCATATTTCAAATACTCTCCCATCGTTGTACGATCCGGAATACGGCTAATAACTTCTAGTTCCAAATCCTGAAATTCATCGCGTAAAACCAATCGTCTTAAATTCTGTTTTCCTCCTACTTTATCAATTGTTTCTTGAGATACTGTTTTTTGATTTTTATTTGTTGCCATTTTATTTGTTTTTTTCGATTATTTTAAAACTTATTAAGTAATAAAGCCTACCTAAAACAGGCTTTATAAAATTGATTGTTGATTAAGGTTTTGTATTTAATTTTACCGATAAGGCGAACATTGTATATTCTTTTTTCAGTCCCATTTCTCCTGTAACCTCTCTACCCTCATTCTGAAATTTAACAGTTAATTCATCAAAAACAGGAGCATTAAATTCATTTGTAAAACTCACAATCATTTTAAATGGTTTGATATCCAAAATGCTTCCTTTAGCTGCTAATTCTATAGGAGCAATATCATGCATCATCACTCCCATTGTCGCAGAAGGTGTGCGTTTACCAGCGCTCCAACTTGTAGCTTGAGAAGATCCTAGTGTCCAGTTTAATTGATGCTCTTGTTCATTTCCATATGTCAATGATGTTACTTCAATAGGAATTCCATCAATAAATGCTGTTACATCTACACTGTCATACGTTTTTCCGTTTCTATTAATTGTTGCCATTAAGTATTATTTTGTTTATTAAATGTTATTTTTGATATTGATTGTTCCTTTGATTTCTCCAATGCTTCCCATTGGTACGATTACAAAACTTACCATAAGTTCTTTTTTCACCAGTAAATCACTCTCCGAATCAATAGTTGTTTTTCCAAAAGAAATTTCATTTGAAGCGACCATGTCTTCAAAAACTTTATCTCCTACGCCTTCCAAAGAAACAAGTGCTCCCGGTAATAACTTTCCGTTTTCATCAACAGGATACGTTTTTTTGATTTTTGGTAAATAAACAGATCGCAATTGCCTAATTGCATCATCCATAATTCGTCCATAAGCAATCGTATGCTCATTCATATTGCCATCCTGATCCACAACAACAGGAGCACATACATGATCATTATTTATACGAATTCCTGCTAAACCTGAATAACTTAATCCGAAAATATATCCTTTATCTTCAAAGTTTTGAAGCTGAGAATACACTTCAGTATTCTTTTTATGATTAGATAAACCAGGAATCATCCAAGCATCTTTTTTAGAATCATTAATATCAAAAGCTTCATTATCTCCGATATTTTGTTCAATAGACGCTGCTGAACAAACACCTAATACAGTTCCTACATCTGCAAATTTTTGAGCCAAACCAGTTTTTGTTTCTGCATATTTCCAATCCTGCCCTATTACGACAGAAACCTTTGTCGCTTGGACATTCTCAATTTCACGTAAGTTTTCTACTGTATTAGACGCACCATCTAAATGATACCCTTCTAAGAAAATATGACAAGGCATATTTTGTTTAAGTGCCCAATCTGCTAATCCTTGTGCCAATGGAATAGATTCCACCAGCTCATCTGGTAAACCTTTTACTATAGTTGGAGCTTCTGTTGGGTTTACGGCTATAGCCAATTGTCTAATCTCAAAGTCCGCAGAAGCTAATAAGGTTTTAGCTCCTTCACTTTGAACAATAGTTTTTAATGTTTCTGTTTGCGGAACCAACATCAAATGTAATTCTGTTCCTACTCCTGCCACTCGATAAAACTCCGAAACATGCCGGTAAACATGTACATTGTTTTCAGCATCAAATTCTGCTGTTAATCCATACTGTTCTAAGTCATCAGTACTGTAAATTGTAATAGGTGTATTGTATGCTAATTCTGCTAACACAACAGAACTTATAATTAAAGCAGAAACGCTTCTTTTATTGTTAGTTCTGTTCGCACCTAATTTTCCTTTTTGAATTGTAATTCCGTTAAGATTGCTCATTGAGTTATTAAATTATTTATTTGACAAGGCAAAGATTAGACGGAATTTTACCCAATCAAAAATAGTCGGCAAGGGTTGCAATCTTATTAGTAAATCGCTTGTTTTTTCTTGGAATTTTGCATCAGAAAACTTTATATATCAAACGATATATTTTAAAATCAAGTAAAATTTAACTCAAAAAACAAGTATGGCAGTAAACAAATTAGACATCATGCTCGAATTGTCTGATAAGTTATTTAATAATGCATTGAACAATGTTCAACAACGATTAAATAATGTAACAGATAAAATGAAAGCTAAATTAAAATCTTTCGCTCTTGATGCGGGGATTAGCTTTATTATATTACATGAACGTATAAAAGAAGCTACAAATAAAATTATGGCTAATCTTGAACCTTTTACCACAAGATTCGGAAAAGTCTTCAATAAAATTAAAAATACTGTTAGCTCAGTTTCTTCTCAAATAGGAGAAGCATTTAGTTCAAAAAATAGGAGTAATTTATTAGGAGCCTTCGAGACATTAAAAGATGGATTACAATTCACAAAAGGATTACAAGACAATAAAATAATGCTCAAACAAATGGGAGTTCCAAATCCGGAAGAAATGAATGTCCAAGCTCATTCTCTTGAAAAAAGATGGGGAGATTCAAGTAAACTAATTTTACAAACTTCTAATATGTTAACTAACGGACTAGGGGGAACTATGGAAAGTAATATACACATATTGGAACAATTCTATGAAAAAGGAGGAAATTTAAATGGAGATATGCTTTCTCAATTGGAAAAAAACCTCCCTAAAATTAGAGAAATGGGATTAAGTCTTGAAGATTATTTAGGTGTAATCACCAATGGAGCTAAAAAAGGAATGTCAACTGAGAATACTTTTAAAGGACTAGAGGAATCTATTGCAGCTATTGAAAGTTTAGATAAAAATAAACTAAACGAAATAACCTCAGCCTTAAATATCAATCCTCAAAATCTAGAAGGACGATCTTCTTTTGATATTTTGCAAACCATGTTAAAAGAAGCGAATGATCCTGCAAAGAGATCTGCTTTAACCTCTATTTTTACGGAAACAGGACAAGAGGCCGGTGTTAATTTTATGTTAGGACTTTCAGGAACAGATCTTGATCCTAATAAATTAGAAAATTTTAAAGGGGCTGGAGATGGCATAAAAGATATAATGGCAAATATAGAAGCTTTTATAGCAGATAAAGCCGGCGGTATTTTACCTTATTTAGAAAGTCTTTCTACTGTAATCGGAATAGTGGAAACTTTAATTCCTTTATTAAGCTCATTAAATGCAATTATGACAGCAAACCCTGTTGGGGCAATAGTAATTGGTATTGCGACTCTAGTAGCTTATATTGCTATTGCTATCAATTATTATGACGAATGGGGAGCAGCTATGTTACAATTCTTAGGTCCTATAGGATGGGTTATTAATGCTTTTATGGCTATAAAAGATCATTGGGATAGCGTTATAGAAGCATTTAAAACTGATGGAATCATAGGAGGATTAAAGCGAATTCATATTGTTTTAATGGATACTTTTCTGAAGCCATTGCAACAAATTTTAGAAATCATTCAAAACTTTGACCCTACAGGATTGTCAACAAAGGCCCTAAAACGTATTAATCAAATCAGATCTGAACATGAGTTGGTTACAAAAGGAGAAAAAGAAAAAGGTTTTAAGACGTTTAGTAATGTTTTACCAGGAGTCTTTACACCAGAAATACAAAATACTCTTAATAATAAAGTCAACTCAGGAAAAAGAAGTTTCTACACTAATCAAAACAAAGTAAATCGATCAACTGCTAAAAGCTTTTCACCTCCACGTGTAAAAGAAGATATCAATACTGTTACCGGACAAGCCAATCAAGCAAAGCGAATTGACATTAAAATTGATTCATTTATCAAAGGTGGTGTTCAGGTTTCTAACAACGGACAAGGAAACGGAATGAGCTCTTTGGATTTAGAAACTTGGTTCAAAGAAATGTTCCAACGCATCATTATCAATGCAGAAAATGCGACTAACTAATAAAATCATAAAAAATGAAAGAATTATATCATAAAATTATCCTTGAGTTCTCGAAACAAGAAATTATAGACATTTTTACACAAGAGGGGATTACCCCTCCTCAACTCATCGATTTATATACCAGACAAGATTTAGATGAAACAAATACAGAATTAGGAACAAAAAATAATTTGTTCATTGACTGGGCGATTAATCATAGAGAAAAACCATCTACTGCTACAATCATTTGCAGATTATCTTATGGTCAATTTCATAATACTTCCACACAAAATGCAGACGATTTTTTCTTGATTTATATTGAAAAGGTTCACGATGTTTTGAAACAATTAGAAACTCAGAACACAGGTAAATTAAAACTTGTTCATGAAGGTTTCAACGATCATGAAAAATCAATTTTAAACTTGTATCAATTACAATTTGAATGCAGTTATTCAGGAAAAAGTGATCTCATAGAATTCAATGGTTCTTATGATAAAATCATGTTGAAAAACGAACTCAAATACGATTTCTAGTTGATCGAAATCAAAAAAAAAAGAGCTATTTATATCATAACATATAAATAGCTCTTTTTCTTTTAATATCGTTAAAATCCTATATTTTCTCTGCAAATTCTTTTAGTTGCTTTTTCACATTAATCCCTAGATAAGAATCGTAGGTGCGTTTACTTATATTAAAAGAATCTTCAATATATTGATGATAGATTTCTTTAAAATACAATCCTTGTTTACGATGTTCAAGTGTTATTTGCTGCACTTTCAGAACTTTTTCCAAATAATTTTTTCGATGATATGCCATAGTAATTCAGGTATTGAGGTTTATTTCATTGTTTCGTTTATTACTTTCTTTAGCCGAATGATTTTACCTTCTCTCACATATTGATAACCATTCTCTAATTGTTTTTTTTCAATTTCTTGCGCTTTTTTGAGCGCCTTTTGAGCTTTTGCTCTCTGTCTTTTTTTTCCAGACCGAGTCAATTCATTATTCAATTGCAT